ATGAGTTATCTTGAGACAATGGATTTCCTACTCAATACCCATAAGAGAATTAGATACAACATCAGACAGGATAGATTGTATCTTGATGTTGATTGGGATAACTTAAAGGAGAATGAGTTTATCATTATTGAGGCTTATAGGGCACTTAATCCAAATGATTATACAAAGGTATATAATGATGTATTTCTCAAGAGATATCTTACTTCACTAATCAAGAGGCAGTGGGGTCAAAACTTGATTAAATTTACAGGTGTCAAATTGCCTGGTGGTGTTGAGTTTAATGGTAGACAACTTTATGATGATGCTCAAAGGGAACTTGATGAAATCAAGGTTGAAATGTTGAGTAGATATGAACTCCCACCACTGGATCTGATAGGTTGATATGCTAAATCCATATTTTCTCAACAACGCAAAGTCAGAGCAGAATCTCATACAAAGTCTTGTCAATGAGCAGTTGAAGATGTATGGGATTGAGATTTATTACATCCCTAGAAGGTATATTACAAAAAATACTGTTATTAAGGAAGTAATACAATCAGAATTTGACAATGCCTACCCACTAGAAGCATATCTTGATAGTTATGATGGATATGGTGGGCAGGGAACCCTTTTATCAAAGTTTGGCATTCAAGAGCAGGATGATCTTAAACTGATTGTATCTAGAGACAGATATGAGAGATATATAACTCCCCTTATCAAGAATATTCCAAATATTGAGTTATCAAGCAGACCAAAAGAGGGTGATCTGGTCTACTTCCCACTTGGTGATAGATTGTTTGAGATCAACTATGTTGAGCATGAGCAACCATTCTATCAACTACAAAAGAACTATGTTTATACACTCAGTCTCCAACTCTACAGATATGAGGATGAGGTTATTGATACTGGTGTAGAGACTATTGATGATGAGATTGAACAGATTGGTTATATACAGACCCTGACCCTCATAGGACAGGCAATCACAGCAGCAGGAACAGCAACCACCAGCACTGGTGGTATAACATTGCCAACTATCACAAATATAGGGGGTGGTTATGCTTCAGCACCCGTAGTTGGATTCTCCTCAGCACCATCTGGTGGTGTGACTGCGGTTGGTATAGCATCTATTTCTAATGACTTTATTGGTTGTGATGGCACTAAGGGTGGAACCGTTCAGGCAATCCTACTCTCAAATGCTGGTGCTGGATACACCGTGGCACCAACAATCACATTCACTGGTGGTGGAGGTGGTGGAGCAGCAGCAACCACTGGTATTGGCTCATTTGATGTTGTTGCCTCTATTACCCTTACAAATGCTGGTTCTGGTTATACAACTAATCCAATTATCACAATTGAAAGACCTGATAGAGTAGCAACAGCAACAGCAACAGTGGGTGCTAGTGGAACTATCACAGCATTAACCATAACAGATGGTGGTGATGGATATGTTGCCACACCATCATTAACAATAAGCACACCTAATCGATCTGGATCAATCAGTTCTTTTAAATTAAATAGTGCTGGTATCAAAACAGACAATGTTTACTCACAAATTCCTGGGCACTCAAGTCTCAATAGTAGTGGGGTAGGGGGATTTGCAGGAAGTCATGGTGTGGATTATGTGGTTGGTGATATAGTTACCTTTGTTAAACCTTCAGGTGTTGGTACGGCTGGAACAGAAGCACGTATTCGTATTGATAGTGTTACCGTGGATGGTTCAGTTATTGGATTTACACAAATCTATGGTGGTTATGATTATGAAATATCTGAGGGTAGTTCTGCAGGTTTATATACAGCAGAAAATGTTTCTGGTAGTATGAATGGAGATGGTCTTAGATTACGTATAGAACTAATTGAATCAGTTGTTGGAACAACTGCTACTGGCATTGCAAGTATATCACCAGCTGGGGATGTTACTTCACTAACAGTAACTAATCCTGGCGGTGGATATACTAAATCTCCTCATCCAAATGCACCAACAGTTACAATATCTAATGATAATGCATTTAAGGATCCAGCTAAAATCCAAGCAACAGGTGTTGGTATCATAAACTCTGGTGGTGTTGTTACCAATGCCTTTGTGATTAATCCTGGGTCAGGTTATACCACCACACCAACGGTTTCATTCAGTGCTCCACCTACTAGTGCTGCTACAGGAAGTTATGTATTCAATGAGATAGTAACTGGATCTGTATCAGGAACAACAGCAAGGGTTAAGCAGTGGGATGCTGTAAATAATAGTCTTGAGGTATCAGTTGTGGATGGTGCCTTCCTCAGGGGTGAGACTATTGTTGGTCAGGAGTCAGGAGCATCCTTCGCAATCAGACTGGTTGATAAGGATGATAAGGTTGATCCATTTGCTGATAATGATACCATTGAAACAAAGGCAGATGATATCATTGACTTTAGCAAGACTAACCCCTTTGGTATGCCTTAATAAATAGAAAAAAAGTATTAGTAAAATGTTTGAGCATTTTTACCATGAGATCTTCAGATCAGTAATCATAGCATTTGGATCTCTCTTCAATGGGATTGAGATTCATAAGAAGGATGCGAACAATGATACCTTCAGTGTAATCAAGGTTCCCCTGGCATATGGTCCTACCCAGAAGTTTCTTGCTAGATTGGAGCAGCAGGAAGATCTGAATAAACCAGTTCAGATGACCCTACCTAGGATGGCATTTGAGTTTACAGATCTCCAGTATGATCCTACTAGAAAGGCAACTCAAACACAGGCATTCCACCCAGTAAGTGATAGTGGGACAAAAACCAAGAAGATTTATATGCCTGTCCCATACAACATGGGATTTGAACTATCTGTCATAACAAAGTTGAATGATGATATGCTTCAGATTACTGAGCAGATTCTGCCATACTTCCAACCATCGTACACACTTCCTATTAAACTCCTTGGTGATCTGAGAGAAGTTGTGAATGTTCCTGTTCAGTTGGAAACTGTTGCTATGGAAGATGATTATGAGGGTAACTTTGATACAAGAAGAGCATTAGTATATACCTTCAGATTTGTTGCTAAGACCAATCTTTATGGACCCATTAGTGATGTATCTGCTGATGTTATCAAAAGGGTTCAGGTTGGTTATGTGTCTGGTCAGAGAACAACCAGTGGACAAGCATATACTAGAGATGTATCATATAAGGTTGTTCCAAGAGCAACTAAGGATTACAACGGTAATATCCTGACTGAACTTGCTGAGGATGTTGATACAACAGAAACTGTAATCTCTGTTGTTGACGGATCAGCGGTAACTGCCAAGCAATACATCACAGTTGGCGATGAGTCAATATTTGTTAAACAGATTGATGGAAATAAACTAACCGTTGAGAGGGCACAGGATAAGACCACAGCAGCATCTCATGTTCTTGGGGCACCATTGCTTGGTATTGAGGAAGCAGATGCTGGATTTATTGATATTGGTGATAACTTTGGATTTGATGGTACAATCCTATGACAGACGATAATATCATAGACATTACACCTGGCAAGGAAAAACCTGCTCATCTCACAAAGGATGATGTTGAGAAGGATTATGAATATACCAGGGGTAATCTCTACTCAATCATTGAAAAAGGTCAGGAAGCAATCAATGGCATCCTAGAACTTGCTCAGGAAAGTGAGATGCCAAGGGCATATGAGGTTGCTGGTCAGTTAATTAAGAATGTTGCTGATGCTACTGATAAACTTATGACACTCCAACAGAAACTTAAGGATGTGAATGAGGAGCAGGTTAAGAAGGGACCAACCACAGTCAACAATGCCCTCTTTGTTGGATCAACAGCAGAGCTACAAAAACTATTGAAGAAAAATACTGATAAATAATACATCAAGGGAGAGAAATCCCAAAGTATTATTACTAATAGAATGTCTAATAAAGAGGACTTGCCGTCAATAAATGATTTTTTAGGGGATAGCAATCTGCCCTCTTATAAAGACTTCATTGAAGAAGAGAAAGAATTACCGTCAGTAGAAGAATATAAAACTCATCCTCTAGAAGAGGATCAAACCATAGAAGATGCGAATGGTAACACATTTGCTGAGGTTATTGATGTCGTCAAAGCACCAGAATGGCAGGAATTGGTGCGTCTTGTTAATGATGTAAGAAAAGAAATACCTGAAATACCTGAAATTAAATCATATGATGAAGAGATTGGTCAGATAAGTGAAAAAATAGCAGAAATTCAAGAAAATTTCTCAATTTATGATCTTAAAAGTGATAAAATCTATGATTTAAAATCAAAAAATGAAGAATTTGAAGCAAAAATAACTGAGATTGAGCAAAAAATCCCTGAAGTTCCTGAAGTTAGGTACTATGAAGGTGATATTGAACTCATTTATGGTAAAATATCAAGAATTAAGGAAGAAATTGAGTCCCTTCCAGAGGTAAAATACTATGAGAATGACCTTGATGCCCTTAAATCAAGGATTGAACAGGTCAATGAGAGCATTCCAACCTTCCCTGACTGGGTTCAGAAGGTAAATGAGGTTCCAGATTTCTCCTGGATTGGTAAAACCTTTGGAATTATTGATGATGACTTTAAAAAGGTACAGGGACACCTTGATATTATCAGGGAAAAGATAGATTTAAGGGTTTCTGAACTCAATGAGAATATTGAGGTCAAAGATTTTGAACAAAAAGTTGATTTAACCAACTTTAAGAAAACTTATTCAGAATCAAAGGGTAAAATCTTTGATGAACTGAAGGAAATCACCCTTAGAATCTATGATCACAAGCATGAGTTTAAGGATGATGATAGGAAGTTAAAAAAAGCGATACTTGGTGAGCAAAATAAGATCAAACAGACTCTTGAGAAGCAAATCAAGAAGTTTACTGATGAGAGTGTAAAGACAGATAAGGTAATCTTATCATATTTTGAAGAATTAAAGGAAAGTGTTGAGGAAAAGGTCAACTCAATCCCTGAGGTTAAGTATTATGATGAGCAGATTGATGATTTACAGTCAGATGTAAAATCTGTTAAGACTGATATCAAGGGTCTTGTATCTGAACTCTACAAAATTGCTGTTGTTATCAAAAAACAGCAAAAAGCACTGTCAGAAGCAGATCTAACCAGGGGTAAGAAGGCAGAAAAACTGGTGGAAGGTCTCTTAAATGAACCCCCCAACACAAAAGAAAGTTCAGGTAGGCAAGCAGATCCATTAACACCAATGGATCAAAAGTTTGCCACTCTTCAGGACTTATCCAACCACTACAGGTTGTTTATAAACAGGGTTCAGACCCAACTTTCCACCATGGGTGGTGGTGGAGCAGGATTCATTAAGGATCTTGATGATGTAACCTTTGATCAAACAACAGGAACAAACAAACTTCTAATTTATGATGGTGCTAAGTGGGTAGGTATTGCTAGCACTGCGGTTGGTGGTCCTGCTGATGAACTATCAGAGAATACCACTGGAGTAAATCTTGTACTGTCAGGAAACTTAAGTGTTGCTGGAATCGCAACTTATGAGGATGTCAAAAATATAGACTCTATTGGTATTGTTACTGCCAGATCAGGTGTTGATGTATTATCAGGTGGTATCAATGTAACTGGTATATCAACCTTTAACACTGGGGTTGGAACAGTTCATATTGGTTCTGGTAATACAGCATTGTTGGTTGATGGTGATGCCAGAATACTTGGCATCCTAACTGTTGGTTCAGCATCTGTTGTGATTGATGGTGACAACAATACAGTCAGTGTTGGTCTTGTTACTGTTACAAACTCCACAATCATCCTGGGTGAGAATGTCACACTTGATGCTGGTGCCACTGGTATCAACTCTGCTCCTAATGTTTTCTATGTTGCCAAGGATGGTGATGATGCTAATAATGGAACATCCATTGATAATGCCAAACTGACCATTGCTGGGGCAGTGGGTGTTGCTAACACTGGTTCTGTTATCAAGGTTATGTCTGGTAACTATGTGGAGAGTAATCCTATTGAACTACCAGCATTCAGTGCTGTTGTTGGTGATGATCTAAGAACTGTAAAGGTTCTTCCAAGTAATACCACACAGGATTTGTTCCATGTTAAGAAGGGTTGTAAGTTAGCAAATATGACCTTCTCTGGTCATGTTCATCCAGCTGCTGCTGTTGCTTTTCCAACCAGTGGAGCAACAAATGTGGGTGGCGGAAAGTGGAAGGGTCCATACATTCAAAACTGTACAAGTGACACAACTACAGGTATTGGTGTTTTAATTGATGGTGACAAAGCAGAGAAAACCAAGTCAATGAATGTTGATGCCTTCACTCAATATAATCAGGGTGGTGTTGGTGTTGCTGTAACCAATGAGGGTTATGCTCAATTAGTTTCAGTATTTACAATCTGCTGTGATAAAGCAATCACTGTTCACAAAGGTGGTCAGGCTGACATTGCCAATAGCAATTGTAGTTTTGGTACATTTGGTCTTGTTGCTAATGGTGTAAGTAATCAACAGTTCACAGGCATAGTGACCACATCTGCTGCTGTTGGTCAGGATAAAGTGAGTGTAAATGTTGGTGGTATTACCACAAGACCATATGATGGTCAGGTGGTCTTCTTTGATGAACTCTTTAGGTCCGTAGAATCAATCACAATCACTGAAGGAGGCACTAACTATACTTCCACCCCCTCAGTCACTATAAGTGCCCCTACAGGTCCAAATGGAGAGACTGCTACAGCATTCGCGACCCTTGAGGATGGTGTTGTAACTTCCATTGATATCATTAGCAGTGGTAGTCAGTATAGGCAGACTGATAATGTCACAGTTACTCTAACTGCTCCTGATTCAGGCACCAATGCTCAGGCAGCAGCAGTGATGTCAGATACTTACTTCACAATAAATAGTGCTACACCCATATCATCTGGAATTACTACATTAACACTTGCTGAAAACTTGTTCAACACTGTTGGAGTTGGATCTACTGCTTTCTTCTTCCAACAAAGTAAGATTGTTGCTAGTTCTCATACATTTGAATATATTGGATCTGGTAATACCATTACCAGTGCTACTCCTAAGAGGGGAGGAGTAACAATCCAGGCAAATGAGGCAGTCAGTCAAAATGGAGGCAGAGTGATATACACCAGTACAGATCAGTCTGGTAACTTTAGAATTGGTGATGATTTACAGATAAATCAGGCAACAGGTACAATCAGTGGTAGGGCATTCTCCAAGAGTTTGTTCTCAGAAATGACACCCTTCATTCTCGCACTTAGTTAAATGGCACAACTAGCACTCAATAGGTTTAAGACAGAGACAATCGTCTTAACAACATCAGATCAAACAATATACACAGCACCCACTGGTTATACAGGCATTGTATTATATGCTCATGTAACCAATGTTGCCTCTTCAGCAGTTACATTTACTATGTCTCATGTGAGAAGTGCTACCACTACTGAAATCATCAAGGATGCCTCTGTTCCTGTGAGTGATGCCTATGTTCCACTTGATGGTAAGTTGGTTCTACAAACAAATGATTCAGTAAAAGCAAGTGCTGGTTCTAACTCATCTCTCAAAGTCCTTCTATCAGTGTTGGAGACTGCTAACTAATGCCTAGACTCATCAGCGAAGTTAATTCAGGTGGTGGTGCCATTGGTATTGCCAGTGACGGGATTGATTTGGGAAATATGAAAAAACTTGATTATGAGAGTAATAGGATTGAATATGACACTAATAGTGGTGTAGCAACAGTATTCTCAAATCCCCTTACAATCATTGGTCTATAAATACTAGGAGACCTTATTTTATATAAATGAAAAAGAAGTGTCCAGACGGCAAATATTATTGTTACACTGACAAGGTGTGCAAAGACATTCCAAAAGGGTTCAAGATGGTTGGACCTGCTGGTATGCTTCGTAAGGAGAATGGACACACTGAGGATGATGATAGTACCACTAAAAAGAATGGTAAGAAAAATGGTAATGTTTCTAATGGCAATGGTAATGGCAATGGTGGTAATGGGACTGGGAGTGGCAATGGTGGATCCGTAAGTGAGGATCTAAGAGCATGGTTTGGTAAAGGAGGTGGCGGTGGAGCAGGTGGTGGTGGATGGGACCGCTATAACACCAAGGGTGAAAGAGTTGGTAAATGTGCTCGTGATGATAAAGATGGTGATGGAAAAGGTGATGGTCCCAAACCAAAGTGCTTATCAAAAGATAAGGCAGCAAGCATGTCCAAGGCAGAGAGGGGTGCTTCTGTAAGACGCAAAAGAGCAAATGATCCTAATCCAGACAGAAAAGGGAGTGCAATTCACGTGAACACCAAGAAGAAAACCCAAAAAGAAGAAACCATCCTTGAGAAGGAAGGTAAGAAGGATGCTTGTTATCATAAGGTAAAGGCATCTGCTAGTGTTTGGCCATCTGCTTATGCCTCTGGTAGATTAGTTCAGTGCCGTAAGAAGGGTGCTAAGAACTATGGCAAATCCACAAAGAAAGAAGAGTTTCTTGCACTCCCTGAGTTCTCTCAGATCCAGATTGATGCCATGAGAAAGGCAGGATTTGAAGTTGAAGTTGTAAATGAGAAAAAAGAAGTTCCTAAAAATGTAAAGAAGATTGCTAAAGAACTAGATGCTGCTGTCAAGATGCATACTAGTCAGGCAAGTAGACTGAGAAAAGCAGGCATCAGTGAAGAAAAGAAAAAATCATGTGCCCATAACATGAAAGGGATGTTCTGCCCTGTTCATGGCATGAAGGATTGTCCTGATGCTGGAAAGGAGATGAAGTGTGAGGCAGTAACTAAGGAAGAGGAAGTAACTGAAGCAGTAAGAGTTCCTGCCAAGACTGGTAACATCTATCTTGTGGCATTTACCATGAGGGGTAAATACATGATGATGAAGATTTTCTTCCCTGAGGTAGGAGCACCCACAAGGGCAGAAGTTCAGGCAGCACTTGATAAGGTATATCCTGGTTGTCATCTTCAGAGATATGATAAGTCTGATTATCAACCTGGTGAACCCCTTATCCAGATGGGTGAAGAAACTGAATCTACAGAAGTAGAGGAGGCAGCAGCATGGACAAAAAAGTCTGGTAAAAACAAAGAAGGAGGTTTGAATGAAAAAGGTAGAAAGTCGTATGAATCAGAAAACCCAGGAAGCGATCTTAAGAGACCTTCAAAGAAAGTTGGCAACAAGCGTAGAGCGTCTTTTTGCGCAAGAATGAAGGGTATGAAGAAGAAGTTGACTTCTAAGAAGACAGCAAGTGATCCTGATAGCAGGATAAATAAGTCATTAAGAGCATGGAACTGTTGATCAATGAAGGAAGTAAGTCTTGATGACTTGAAGGTTCTTGTAGAATCACTTGATGATGGGGGTCCTATACCTAAACTGAAGGAGGGTGAGAAGGAACACTCTCCTGAGATTATTAAGGCTGCCAAAGAGGCATCAAAGAATATGTTCAAATCTCTGCTTACAGAGATTAAAGACAATGAGAGTGAGATTAATAGACTAAGACAGGAAGCAATAACACCTAAAACTGTTGTTGATGCTGCTGTAGAAAAACTCCCTGCCATTAAAGAGCAACAGGAAGATCCTCTTCTTAAAGAAAAGGTTGCTTCCCTTAGTGAACTTCAGGCAAAACAGAATCTTCTTATTGAGAGACTTCAAAAACAACTTGGTTCCCTTGGTGGGGGTGGTGAGGTAAGACTTGAGTTTCTTGATGATGTAGATAGGGATTCTGCTAAGGTAGATGGTAAGTTCCTCAAGTATGAGGCTTCATCTGGTAAGTTTGTTGGTGCTACTGGTGGTGGGGGCGGTGGTTCCTACTCTGGAACAGAAGGACAACTCCTTCAACATGATGGAAGTGATTATGTTGGTGTAAGTTCGGTAGGACTGGCAACCTTCTTCAATGACCACCATCAGGGTTATTATAGATATAGTACCAACTACTATACTGCTGGTGTAGCAAATACAGTTCAAACTCTACCTTCTGATGAGTTTGTTTTGATTCAACCTTCGGTTCGTACCAATAGGTTTGAATATATGCCTCAGAAGATGCTTAGTGTCAATAATAATGATCCTTGGATTGGTGCTGGTGCAACAATTGGAACTGGTCAAACTGAGTTCTCACTTGCTGGACTAGATGAAGGTTCAACAGTTATTGTGAGAATCGCATCTCAATTTAACCCTGATATTGACTTTACCAATGTTGACTTTGCATTGAACTTTACTACCAATCCTACAACTCAAGGATATGGAACAACTAACTTCAGTATTGTTAGAGAACAGGGACTTATCTGTAATGAGGGTGCTGACCAGAATTACTTAAGTGAAACACTAATGAACTTCTATGTTGGTAGTTCTTTATCTGGGATGACAACTACAACTGCTGGTACATTTAACTTATCAGTAAGAGCAAGTGATGAAGGTGAATTTGAAATGATGGCCCTAACAATTAACGTGGTAGCATAAGATGGCAAAGAAATTTAGAATTTTTGCAGATGTAAGCGCAGGAACCATCATCTTTGATGGAAGTAGAGTTCAACCTGCACCACTTGGTGGTAAAGTTTTAGCGTCAATCAATCCATTTCATTCAGATAGAATTAGAGTTGTTTACACTGATAGATTTAGTAGAGATGGTGTAACTCCCAGAAGAATCTTCAAGGGATTGAAGCAGGGTAGAATTAAGAATGAAGCAAATCAAATTCTTTCTACTGATCTTGGATTCAGTGCGGCACAAATTGTTGACTATATCAATGACCAGGCAAACAAAAAGGTCAATGAGATTGATATTCAGAATGATGGTGCTCTAGTTGGTGGTGGCACTACCCTTAACTTCAAGGGTGCTATTGATTTTATTACGGTATCAAATGATGTCGCAAGTATATCTATTGACCAGGTTGGTATTGCTACCACTGGTGGTTATGTTGGTACAGGTGTTACGTTATTTGATTTTAGAGGTAGCGGTGTATCTACTGTTACTCCAATCTCTTCAGGCATATCAACTATCTTCATTGAGGGTGGAAGTGTTGACAGTATAGATGGATCTAAAATTACAGGAACGATTGATTCTACTCAACTTTCTCCACATATTACTGGACTTGGTGGTGTCAATTTCACTCTTGGTGATTCTGATCCTACACCAGCATTCAACCTAACAGATGCAACTGGATATCAGTATAGTAATCTTGTAGGTGTTCCAACACACGACACAACCATTAATGTGTTTGAGTGGTATCAACAGTATCTAACTCCTGGTGCAGGTTTCTCTACTGAGGGTCCTGGTATTACGACCACCAACCCACCAACTGCTAACAACCCATTTTACTATGGTGTTCAACTGAAACCATACCAACAGATGGAATGGGGTCATGTGGCAGAAGATACTGGATCAGTGTTTGTTGGTAAGTGGGGAGGTTCTACCTCATATGACCCCTCAAATTCTGGTCATCAATCCCTGTGGGAAAAGATGCTTCGCATAAGAAGGTCATCAGGTAATGGTCATCACGTCTCTTTTGAGAGTAGTGCATATGACTCTATTGGTTTTGCCCATACTGGTCATGCCAGTAATAGATATGAGGGTCTTCAAGCTGGAGATCATCTCATATTGAGATATGATGGTGATGATAATAAGTTAAAACTTATCAATCAAGATGATAACAATCATGTGGTTGGAACTGCTTCTACTGCTGAGAATGGTAGTCCAATTACTATTTCTTTTGCTATTTCAGATAACATTCATGTTCCTGGTATTAGCACAGTTAGATACTACCAGAATCAAACTAATTTCAAATTTCATAACACAAATGATTACCTAGAAAATAATCAACATGATAAGGATAAGGGTGTAGTTTACTATGGAACTAAGTTGAAAAGAGGAGAAGAAATGCTCTTTGCAATTCCTGCTGAAGATCTTCATGTTGGTATTTGGAATGGTGGCACTGG